CTATTTTGGGGCGGCAACGAGTTCGTCGGCCGAGTAAAGCTGCAACATAGCGCGCGCGGCGTCGATATTTCCGGTCGAGAGCCATTCTCCCCAATCGTCCGGCCGGAGTATGACGACCGATCGCTTTTCGTCGCCGGGCTTATGCATGCGCGACATGAGAGGATCGCCGTCGGCGTTGACGGTGATCATCGCCATCGTGTGCAGGTCGTTCCCATCCGCGCCCGTCAGCGTACGCCAGATCCCTGCAACGCAATAGGGCCGCCAGCCCATCAGGCCGATTCGATGCCAGACATTTCGACCGGTCTCGTAGCACGGTTCGTAAATCCACTGCGCCGGAATCAAACAGCGGCGCCCCGCGCGCCATGCCGGCCCGTAAAGCGGCGATCGCCCGAGATTGTCGTCGCGCACGTTCATCGTGCTACGCATGATCGGCGGCACTTTGCCCTCGACCTTCGCTCTCTCGATGTTTGCTTTCTGCAAGGCGCGCGGCCAGTAGCCGAACCCCGCGAGGAACGCCTCGACGCGCCCGTCGATCATCGCCACCGTAGGCGCGAGATAGTCCGGGTAAATCTCCAACTCCCAAGGCGTTCTCTTCCATAGGTCGATCAGACCAAGCCGGAGCTCGCTGATACCCGGATCTTCGTCAGGGGCGCGATAGTTGGTGCACACGACGGCACCTCTTTTCAGGGGATGGATCACTTCATCATAGTCCAAGATATACTGTATAAAATTACAGGTTTCCGTATTACGAAATGATCCTGCCACCGTTCAATCCGCCCAAGCTATCCGAGATGACTGAGTGGTGGACGCGCTGCACGTATGCGGACGTCCAGCGGCTGATTCTCGAAGTTCAGCACCAGCGCCTCACTTTGTGGGAGCTCCGCAGCTGCATTGCCGATGCGTCGCGGCGGGCGCGCGCAATCGACCCGTCGTTGCTCGAGTATGGCGCGCCGCTACGGAGACTCGGCTACATCGTCGACAAGGAAATCGGTCGTGCCGCCCCGTTCGCTCGCATGCAGGAACCGGTCGCGCCGTTTTCCGACGAGTGGCGTGCGCGCCAAGAAATCAGGTCAAAGCGCTGGGAGTCGCCGGACGACACGCCACCCGGCGCATCTCCGAAATCAATCCCAGAGTTTCAGCGGGTAACGTGGGAAGAACTGCGCGAGAAATGGCGTTTCGAGGAAGGCAAGAAGGTCGGCCGGCTCACGTTCGAGCAACGCATGGCGCTCGAGATCGCGTATTTGCGAAGTCACATTGTTGGAAAGTCGCGAAAGCTCGTCGATGCAGCCCGGATTGAAGCAGAGAAAAGCGGCGTGGCGTTGTTCGCGCTAGACCAGCTGAAACGCATTCTCGAGGTCGAGCGTGACGAAGAAGTGTTCTGCCGTATCACGTAGCGAGGATGCGAAACGATGAACGAACTGGATCTATTCGACGAGATGCGAAGGCTAGCTTCACTGCGGCGAACACCACTCTCGCCGGCTACCGTACTGCCTACCAGCGGCGTGGCGAACTGCCGACGCGTCAAACTGGATCGCCACTATCGATCGGAATCGAGCCTTTGGGCAAACGTGGCGTTTTGAGGACCGCAGCTTTCGCACTGAGCAATTCGTCGTCGCCCACCTCGAAGCGGCGCAGCCACGCTGCCGTTGATTCGCGCGTGTTGTAGACCGGCGCGCCGGCGTTGACCGTGCCGCGCTGAAGAATGTCCATGTTCTCCGCTCGCACACGTCGCAGCGCCTTATCGAGGACGACGTAGGCCGGTGGCAAGAACGGGGGTTGCTCCTCGCGCTCGGAGAGACCCGACTCAGGCAACACGCCCGCACGGATGATAACGCCGGCACCATAATCACCAATGGCAAACCAATTCGGGGGGAGTTCCGACGTCAGCGCGCGAACGCCGCCGACAGTGTCCAACATGGGCTTGCCGATAGCTGTCAGCCAATTGACGGATTTAATTTTGCCCTTCAGATCACGGGCTGAGGTCGATCCGGGGTCGCCGACATCGAGCCCCGGCATAATTTGCGCGATCCAGTATTCTGTTGCCTCGTTCTCGTGAGGAGCGGTCGGGGAAAGGTTGACAGCGAAGCCCGCCTGTCCTTGGACGGCATCTAAGCGTCGCGCGGCATCAAAGAACAGTTTGACGAAGGCATCGGGGTTCTCTTGGACAGCCACAACCGGCCACGAGAATGCTAGGGAGTTGAGACCGCGGTTGCCCATCTTCTCTTGCCACTGGCGCTGACCCACGACCTCGAACCTCCAAAAACTTGCGTCCGAAGCTTGCTCCCCGCCAACGTAGCAGAAGTCGAAACGATCCTCAGGACCGAGCTTACTGGCGGCGGCACGCAGAGGCTTGGCCCGCGCGAACGCCTGCGCCGCCTTCCCGTTACTCCATAGGAACGTCAATTTGCATTCGGGTACAGCACAGTAGTCGTCGAAACAGTCGGCAACCGCCGCGCGGACGGCGGGATCGAATGCACGCTCAAAATAAAGCGACGCGCGCACGACGACGGCCGCTCCGATTCCACCGGTTGCGTAGCGAGGTTCCAAAAGACCATTGGGCACCAGCGCTTTGCCCTGATTGGCCTTCGCCCATTCGAGAAAATTCTGATCCATATTCGCGTCGATGCTAGGAAGGCTCAATTATGGAACGACTATGGGGGGCGGTGGCAACGGCAAGCCACCCATGCCAGGCGGGATAGCAGGACTGCGGTTAAGTAGTTGACGCAGGGACCGCCCGAGTTCGGAGAGCGCCTCAGAAACCGCTCGGAGAGGGCTTTCGTTGGCGTCATCATCGGAGCAATCACAGTCGCCGGGCCCCATCGTCGCGACCTTGTCGGGCGAGCCGGCGATGCGCGCGTAGTCGTCCTCTTGCTCGCGATCCCTTTCTTGAGGCGGGAATTTAATCTCCACCACGCTCTTGATGTTGTCCTGAGTTGGCGGCAGAGATCCGTCCTTGACAATCACCACGTCGGGGCGCCGAACAGCACCGGCGCCCGCGGGATACGCATCTTTCCCGCCAGGCCAGTATTTTTGAATCCAGCCTGGCAAGTAAGGGTGCGGCTCCAAGGGAGACGCGGAGCGCATGATCGGCGACGGAGGGATCTGCGTCATGTCGTAGTTGACTTCCGACTTGTACGGGCTCTTCCACCCCATCGACCGATCCACGTCGCGCAGATTGCGCGAAACGCACTGCTGCTTCAGGCCTTGGCCCGATACGCCGGCGTCTGGTTCGCGACTGCACACACAAATGGCTTTGCAGATGACCTTCTTATCGACCGGATCAAGCGTAGCGGGCCGTAGATGCACGGGCGTCGTTTCGCCTTTCGGCGACATGCCGCCTTGACCGGAAGTTGCTCCGTAGGCACGACCGCTCATGCAGAACCACCTTCGCCCGGCCCCTGAGTAGACTCGGCCGAAAATTGCAGTGATCCAGCAGAGTTTGCCTCGTGCCACTGCGTATAGCCTTCGGCATCGGTTTGACCGGAAATTGTCCGACCGTCCGCTGTCTGCAGAACGTAGGGATGGTTCGCGATCGGTTTTCCAGTCGTCTCGTCAAATACCTGGAAGCGCCCACGGTATAGATTGTCCGGCCCTCGTGGCATCGACTGCGGGACGACACTCTTTCCACCGCCAATCGAATTGCCGCTCGAGGCTCCCGAAGTAGGAGCTACCGTAGCAACACCTTGCGACGCGATAAGGGTTGCGCCACAGGCGGTCTTGTCTCCATCCGTAGCAATTGGCCGGTCACCAAACGTCATGTTTAGCTCACGCTTCACGCTGACAATCGGGTAGATTCCGCCACAACGAGGACATGTCACCATGTCGCCAAGCAACGCGATTGCCCTTCCATGAACCGTGTTGGCGGCGTTACAGCCGACCACGCGACCACCATGCGTGGTCGTGTCTCCTTCGCAAATAAATGCAAACCCCATGCCGAAGTCTCCGCAAGGAAATCTGCGAAGGAATGTATCACGCGGGCAATTGTGCAAACCACCCTGTCAGATCTGACAGCAATACAGATCTGCTACCTCATGGACGCCCACGCTAGGGGCGCTCATCGCGTTAAAGCGGCGCGCACAAAATTTGGTGCGAGGTGCGTGTCCCGGTCGAGCGACCGGGTCAACAGAAGCATTATTTCTTGACGGGCTCGATACCCCAGCACTGCGCGGACCGCCCCTCCTCCGGGATGGCCTCACGGTTGTACTTGCACTTGTTGATCGTATCGAGCGCGACCTTGTAGCGCTCAACTAGCGGATCGACGATGCTCGCGATCTGAGCGTCTTGCGCGACCTTATCCGGCGTACTGCAATCGGCGCCCATGTGCGCGGCATCCGACTGAAATGTACCGCCAACCGTCTGAAACCGAAAGACGTTGCCGTTCGCTACCGCGTTAATAGCTTCGTAGAGCGCTTTCGACGCAGTCGGATACGTCGTCAAAACAGCGCGCCCGGCTGCGTCGACCGAACTGACCACCTTGTCAGGAGCGCACGACGTGATCGGAAGGGACGCGAACACCACCCGCCCCTTCAGATATTCCCGTTCTACGTAGATCAGCAGTTCGTTTTCAAACCGATCCACCATCTCCGACTTCTCATTCGAATCGATATAGCCCGTCATGTCGTCGAACTGGAAATTGACGAGCACCCATTCGCTGATGTTCGTTTTCGAGTTATAGACTTCGTCGATTGACGGGCCGATTCCGTTGTTCTCGGACATGACGAGTTGGTGCAACGTCGTTCCATTGACAATGCCGGGATACACCCCGACATCTGCGCCGCGGGCCTTGAAGGCATCTTGAAGTGCGGCAATGGTGGCCTCGCCATCCGCCGAGTTGCTGCTCGATAGGTTGCTCGAAACGTTGGTACTCGCGGCCATCGCCCGCACTCGTTGCCCCGATACAAGCGGCGTGCCCGAATAGGTGAGCTTAATCGCCGGGCCAGACGAGCTGCCACCGCCATCATCCCCACCGCCGCATGCGGAAATGTAGAAGCAAAGCGGAAGCGCCATGTAGGCGAAGATTCTTTTCATTTTTGATCTCAGGTCCATAGATGTTGTTCACTTCATGAGCCGCCGAGTTTACATTCAAATTTCAATTTTGACACTCAGGTGTCTGCGGCCGGATCGCACACACGAAGCCCTGTAGGGCTGTCAGTTTGTCGATCTCGCGCTGATCGTCGCCGGCGACGCCGAAAACGCGTTCCGCAACCGCTGCGTCGACGTCTGCATAGGCGGCGGCACCATCGCCCACGCCGGCGGCGCTGGAAGCGCCGGGCAAGCCGTCGCGACCGGCTGCCGTGCAGTTTCGGACGGCGACGCGCAGCCGCTCAGTGCCAGCGGCAAGAGCAGCCCGCAGGCTGCGATTCTCGGCTTCATGCTCGATCCTCTCCTTCGTGGTTCGTTGGTCGACGGCGGCCACCGCCGACGCGGCTGCATCGTGCGCGGCGATCGCGCGCTGCTCGGCATCGAGCGCGGCGCGCGAGATCGCGCTCAATGCTTCGGCGTGCCGCTGCGCGTCGCGCGCCCGCGCGGCCTGCTCGTCGGCAAGCCGGCGTGCGCCGATCATGTAATCGACGCCAGCGCCGGCCGCCATGCCGAGCAGCACGGCCAACAGATAGGGAGTTGCTTTCGGCATCACAGCCCCCGCTCGCAAATTGCACGCTCTTCCGCGCGACGCTTCACCAGGCCGGGCAACACCCGCCCTCGCGCCGTCACCCATTGCGGGCGGCCGTCGTCAGCCTCGTTGATCGCGCGGCACGCACCGCGCAAGTCGCCCGCGTTGAAGCGCTTCGCCGTCGTGCTGGCACAGTAGGCCCTCGGCCCGATGTTGTCCGCAAAGCTCACCGCCGCCGCGAGCTGATACGGCCGGCCCTTCAGACCCGGCGTGCATCTGAGCACTCCTTCGGCGTGCGCGATCAGGTGCGCTTCGAGCGACTGGCGACACTCGACCTCGCTGTACGCCTTGCCGACCACGACGTCGCGCGTGTCGCCCATGCATTTTGTCGGGATGCCGACCGGATCGAGATACCCGACCAGTTTGACGCCCTCGAACTTCGGGACGATGGAAAAAAGAAGGGCTGCCGCAGCAGCCCCCACAACACCCACAAGAGTCGTCCTCCGCATGTCAGCCATCGTGCCTCTCCAACTCCAGAATGCGCATGTCCGATTCGCGCTGTTCTCGGCGATCCTTGCGCCACATAAAAAAGAAGTTGAGCCCAAACGTCGCGATCGCCGTCATGATCCCGACGATCACGCCGATATCCGTCAGCGTCAGTGAAGACGCAACAGCCGTAACACTTCCAACGTAGCTCGCCACTTCACTCGGACTCGCTCGCATCAGCCCCTCGCAATGAAAAAAGGGCCGCCATTTGGCGACCCGTTAAACGATTCCCGTCCCGTCAAGCACCATGAATCGCGAGTGATACTGCTCGCGAAAGCATGCGATATTCGGCGTTCTCCCACCGTTGTACAGTGCAGTTCCCCAAGACACATTCCCACCATCAACGCGAATCGACGAGAGCTCAACCACGCCCGGGTCATAGCTCCACGCTCGATGAACGGAGTAGATGGCGGAAATCAGAACTGGCACGCCGTACGACCGAGAATGCCACGGCGGCGAAGGTGCGCCCTCGACTGTCCACCCAACACCGTTCATGTAATCCTCGAAGATCACGTCGAGGACCCGGAGAAACGGCTTCGACGAATCCGCGACCAATCGCCCGCCTGCATCGAAGACCTGTAACCCGAAGTTTCCCGCAGCGACGGGCACTTGGTCGAACACGAACAGTCGGACGTTACATGGCCGCTCGGTGACAAACGTCACGGAATATGAACTTCCATTTCGCTTCGCACTCCACAGCGTGATTCCCACTGCGCCAGATGCGAGTACCGCGTACATCGGACCAGCCACTGACGAGAAAGTGAACGTCGCATGTGGAAGACTTATCGTGAATGGCTTCCCAGCATCGTTCATCGCCAAAGGCAACGAGCCGACCGCAGAATCCGCCGCCATCGACTGCACCATCTGATAGTTCGGCGTTCGCCCGTCGATCTGATACACACCGGTATCAGTGAATGCCTGAAATCCTACCGGCATCAATACACTCCAAAAACGATCCACCCGGGGACTCGGGTATACGCGTTCGATCCATCCGAGTTCGGGCTATACGACCAACTGATTCCCCCTGCATTAATCGAGACGACCGGCGACGGCTCGGCGCCCGAAACACGAAAGAAAATCTGTTGCGGCATGAAGGCCCAAAACGGCTCCCCGCCGGACATATCCGCCGCGACACTCCCATCACTCCCGCCCGCCCACGCGATCCCGACCACCCGTCCCGCTCGCGACTTGGCGTCGAGGATCGGACGGCCCGCACCGTCGAAAATCTGAAGTCCTCCCGTCATCACCACATCCCCATTCGCACGCGGAGCACGTCGTTGCCGTCGTACACCCGCACTCCGTTTCCGTCGATAACCGTCCGAATGCCGCTTCCGTTCACGGAGTTGATTTCCATCCAACCGGACTTGTCCCACCGCCACCCCTGCCGGCCCGCAATGTAGTTGTCGGACTGGATGTAACTGCCGATCATCGCGTTCGTGATCCAGCCCGCACCGATCAGCGCCTGACGCAAGAACACCTGCCCGCCCTGCACGACGAACGGCGCACCGATCACACCGGAGCCGTCCTCGTCGATCACGGCGAACCGCTTCGCCGACACGAGCACCTGCGATTCGACGACGCCGTTTTCGTTGTCGATGCCCACACCGATCGACGCCATATATTTGTGGCCGTCGGCGGTCGTCTGTACCTTGATCTGATACGAAGCCGCGACACGTCCGTTCAGGTCGGCGTAGGACTTCGCAACGGTTTGCACCGCAGCCGCGTTGTCGTCCACCTGCGCCTGCACCGTCGTGATGTCCTGAGCCATCGCGTGATCTGCTTCAACACGCGCGATCGTCTCTTTCTGCACCGCGGCGCTCAACAAATGCGAGCTCGAGCGCATCTGTGCCGCGACCGTGTCGACCTTCTTCGCGACCGCCATGTCGCCCTCGGCAATCGCCGACTGCAACGACCAGACGCCGGCATTGAGCGTCTCATCACCCGCGTAGATCGTCGCGTCCCCTGCCATGGGCGGAGTGATCAGGTCGATCGGCTCGCGAAGGTCCGTACCGAGCGCCGACTTCCCGATCTGCCCAGCGAAGTACTTCTCGTAGTCGCTTTGATCCGTGCTCGGCTGCCCCTGCACGCCCGGCCCCTTCGCCGGAAACCACGGTCCGACGTTGCCCGATGTGTCGACCAGTCGCGCCCAAAAATAGAAGACCTGCCCGACCGCGAGCCCCTGATACGACGTCGACGCCTGCGGGAACGCGAAATCCGAGAACTTGATCGCGTCGTCGCGATTCGGCGTGCGGCTGTACCAGATCTCCGTTCGCTGCGTGTCGCCGGCGGAACCGTCGCCCGGAAACGCCCACTTCAGATCGATTCCGAACACGATGCCGGCCGCGGTCAGCGACACGACCGACGGCGGCGGACTGGTTTTCCCGGTCAGTTGCGTATCGACGCCGTACGCCGGAATCGACGTCACGCCGAGCGCATTCTCGGCGCGCACGCGCGCGAGGTATTTGCCCTGATAGATGCCCGGCACCTCGACCTGTAACCCGCCCGTCGACGGCGCCCGCACCCACTCGCCGTTGTCCTTCCGCCACTCGGCGATATAGCTCGTCGCGTGGTGTGCCGCGTCCCACGCGATCACCATCGACGTTTTCGAAATGCCCTGATCGACTACCGAGTACGTCGACAGGCGTACGTTCGACGGCGGTGGCTGTACCGAAGGCGGAACAATCGTGATCGGCCGTTGCTGGATCTGCGCGCCGTCGTCGATCGCCGCATACTTGCCCGGCTCATACTGTGTCGCGTTGATCGTGTAGACGATCTGGCCGTTGTCGTCGCTCTCCTGCACGCTCACCACGCGATACTGCTGCGCGGCGAGTTCGTCGCTCTCGACCATCCACACAGCGCCCGGCACCGGATCAGCGTCGAAGCGCGCGGCGAGCGTCACCGTGTCACCGTTGACGGCCTTCACGGCCCGCGCCTGCGCGATGCCCGACGGCAAGATCGCCGTGAAACGATCGCCGGCGGCGATAGTCGGCGCCTTGTCCAGCGTGACCCTTTCGCCAGACGCTGCTCGGATACGCCCGCCGATCCGGCGGCCGGCCTTCTTCGGATCGGCAACCGCGATCACCTGTCCCGGCGCACAAAGCGTCCCGTCGAGCCCGACCTGAAACGACACTGTCCCGGTTTCGTAGCGCGACGTCAGCAGCAGCCACCGCCCGAGGCGGTGCGCCTGCGCCTGCGACGTGCAGCCGAACGCCGTGACTTCCGTCTTGACGACACCGTATCGCGCGATCCCGTCGTCGTCCTGCACGGCTTCGACAACCTGCTTGTACTGGTTCGTCGGATCGTTGTAGCTGACGAGCGCGACCGTGTAGCGCGTCTTGCGCTCGCTGCCGACGTACTTGAATGAACCGCCGACGACGTTCGCGGCCGTGTACAGGTAGACCGGATCGGACGGCATATCGGCCGACGCGACGACGGAGCCAGCGCCCCAGTATGAAATCCCGCGAAAGACACTCGCGATATCCTGCACGACCTTGAACGCATCCGCCTTTGTCTGAATCACGCAGTTGCAGGTAAAGCGCGGCTCCTTGCCGCCCTTCCCGTCCGATACCAGCTCGTCACAGTGACGCGCGATTGCGTACAGCGCCCACTTGTCGACCATCGATGCATCGACACGGTCGCCCAATCCGTTGAGCTTGTCGAGCAGTAGGCCGTAGTAGACCCACGCCGGATTGTTCGTCCAAGCTGCCTTGAACGTGCCGTCCCACGTGCCCGAATACGTCCGCGTCTCCGGGTCGTAGTTTGTCGGAACACGGAAGATCATCCCTCGCACGTGATACGAACGCACCGGCACGCTCGAGAACGAACGCGCGTCGAACGTCATGCCGACAAGCGCCGTCATCGGATAGCGGAGCTTCCGATCGATGATCTCGGTAATCGCCTCGATGTTGATCGCGTCGGCGATCGTCGCCGTGTGCGCGTTCGGCGTGATGCGGCGCACGCGGATCAGCCAACCATTTTTCGCGCGCGGCAGCTCGATCCGATGCGAGCGCTCGTAGAGCGACGTCGTCTTGCCGTCGAACGCGCCAGCCAGCACCTGCGCATACGACCCGCCGTCGACCGACAAGTCGATTGCATAGTCGACGCGATAGCCCGTGATATTGCCGTTCGACGTGTCCTGACGCTGTAGCGCCGGCACGCCGAAGCGCACACGCACCGCAGTCAGTTGCGTATTCTGGATCTGCCGCACCCACGGCGTGTCGGACGTCAGCGGCACGCCGACGCCGGCCTCGCGCTCGACGGCTGGAAAGCCCGGGATGTAGTCCTGATCCTGCGTGCCGGTTCGCACGTCGACGGTGTAGTTCTGGAAATTCAGCGAGCCGTCCGCATTCTGGATCGGCGTGCCGTCGAGATAGACCGATCTCAGACCATTCACCAGCCCGACGATTGGCCCCGCCGAGATCACGTCGAGCACCTTCGCCCGCGCGATCGAATGCAGACTGTCGGGCGATTCGCTGCTGCCACCACCACCGCCGCCGCCCTTCGCGCCGTAGATCCGCTTCAGTCCCCCTTCAGCATGAAGCCTCTTCAAGCCTGATCCTCCGCGTAAATCCCGGAACTGCCCACCTTCGAACCGACGATCATTTCGCCGATAACGAGCGGCACCGGTTCGCCCTGCGCCGCACTGTTCACGGGTCCGTTGAAGTAGTACGACGTGCCGTTGTTGGCCGTGCCCGCGAGGCCGGCTTGTTGCGGGCTGAGCATCTGCACGATGCCGCCCAGCGCCATCGACGCACCAAGCCCCATCAGCGACGCGCCCCACGGCTGCGCGAAACCGAACGTCGCGATCGCACCGACTGCGACGAGTGCCGCGCCGAAGATCGTATTGAAGAGCCCGCCGCGCTTGCTGCCGACGATTACCGGCGCAATGCGAATTTCGTCGCGCCCCACCGGGTGCTCGAGCTCGTCCTCGTCGAGATTGCGCCTGCCGTTGAACACGGCGAATTTCAGGCCGGCGTCGCGCGACGACGTCAGGAACGCGCGGAAGCCTGGAATCAGCACGGACAACGCGCGCACCGCCTCCGCGGTCGACGAAACCGCCAGACGATGAACTCTTCCGAAACGCCCACCGAGCACCCCATACAACTTTATCGTGCGAAGTGTCTCGTTCATTTCCGATCTCCCACATAGCGCAGCACCGTCGTGCAGCAATCGGCCCACATTCCGCCCCACACCGCGCGCGCGGACAAACGCCCGTGCATGTGATGCAGAAACTGCCCGTCACCGAGATACACGCCCGCGTGATTCGGCACGTCGTTCTTGCTGCGGATCTGCATCAGCAACACGTCACCGACCTGCAACGACACGCCACGGCCGACGTCGAGGAAACCGGCGTCCTGATAGTGGTTGAGGTAGAGGTTCGACCGGCCGTCGTTCCACCACTCGTCCTCGCGCTCGAAGTCGGGTAGCGAGATGCCGCGCTCGCCGAGATACCAGTCGCGCACGATCGCGTAGCAGTCGTGCACGCCATGCACAAACTGCCGGCCGACCAACCGCGCGACATAGCCGGCCGGCGCGAACTCGCACCAGTCGTCGACGCCGATCGATCCGTCGGCCTGCACGCCGAGCGACACGATCACCCACTTCGCGATGCCGCTGCGCTCGCACATCGCGCGATCCGCTTCGCTCGGCTGCGCCGACGCCCCCGGATGCGAATGCACAAGAGCGACAATCTCGCCCATGTCTTCGGCCGCGGCGTAGTCCTCCGACGCGAGCGCGAACTGGTCGGTCGGCACGGCCGCAAGGTTGCGGCAGCGCACGTATATCTCGCCGCTCTCGGTCTTCACGACGAGCCCGCAGCACTCGCGCGGATACTCGGCGAGCGCGTGCGCCTCGATCGCCTTCTTGATTTGTTCGTCCATAAAAAACCCGCCGTGTGGCGGGTCCTCATATCGAAATTGGTTCGTGCGTCAGGCCATCGTGTCGCACAGGAAGCCACCAAATGGCAGCGGGTTGTTCACGCCGAATCGGCACTCGCAACCGTTCGTCTTGTGGCTGCAGCGATCGAGCGCCGGGTCGCTCACCGGGGTATCGTCCTTGTCGAAGCACGCCGCACCGGTATAGCCGCACTCGGGGCCGCGATACTCCCATTGGCAGATCGAAATAATCTGCCGTTTCGGCAGTTGCTGGCCACCGAAGTCGAGCGGCGACGAGAGCGTGAATTCAACGTGCAAACCCGGCTGCTCGTCGCTCTTCTGCTCGATCCGCCATTGCTGCGTCGGCATTTCTTCGTTCGGGTCCGCCGTCGGATTGCCCGCCGGGAAATTCACGGCGTCGAGGTAGCGTGCGAGTGTCCGGCGCCGGAACACCTTCGCGCCGACGAGATCGCCAAGCGCGACGCATAGCGCCGATATTGTTCCGTTGATGTCGCCCACCCGCAGCGTCGGCGATGGCTGCTGCGCGTCGGATGTCTGCTCGAAGCCAGTGGCCTGAATCGGCCACGACCTGTATTCGCGCCCCTGCCATACGATCGACGTCGACTGAAGATGCCGATGAAAGCGCAGCGCGTCGGCGCCAATTTCCGTGCAGTCGACTTCGAAAAACTCGATCAGACGGCCTGGCTCGAGCTGTTGAATATCAGCGCTCAGCAACGTTATTCTCCGCTTCCATTTTCTTGACTCGCGCACGCAACTCTTTGACCGCCTGAACAAGCAAGGCGATAGTTGCATCAGCGCTCACCGACAGGCAGTCTTGCACCTCCCGACCGTCGGGACCAACGTACGCTCCAGTATTGAACACCCCCTCTGGCAAGACACGCAGTAGATCTTGAGCAATGATGCTTGCTTGCCGCTGTCCGAACTTCTCATACGTGCATCCAACGAGTTCATCAAGCTTTTCCAACGCACTTTCAATTGGGCGAATGTCCGTCTTCAAGCGGCGATCCGAATAGGTCGTCCACGCCCCCTGAGCCAACGCGTTGCCGCTCTCCTCGAAGCGGAAATATCGAGTGTCTTGCCATGCGTCCACGGCAAGAATTGCGTATGTAATGACGCCCGGGCGTGTCTCCATCCAGAGCTGTACGTTCGCTTCTACGCCGCGCGGATTCATTGTACCCTTCAGCGAAGCGCCGATTCCGTTGCTGCGCGAGAGCACTCCTCCGTCCATGAGAGTGCTCACGAATACGTCCCCGCCGAACTTTCCGCCCGCGCGAGGCATGTATAGCGATGGATCGAAATTTCCAGTGTGGTAAACGACCTGGTCATCTACGCGAAATGTATGGTCACTAAGTCGGTATTGGTACGATCCCCCGGAGTCCGGAGACCACCAGCCCACCGACCCACTATTCCCGTAGAAATAGCCAGGCATCTTGCCGAGGTACAAATGGCCTTCGTCGCTCGATTGCGCAGCCCGGATATCGCCGCTTACAGTAAGACTACCGCTGACAACTTCATCCGGCATCATCTTGCCGCGTGCCGCGACGTGCCAGCTCTTCACGCCGTCTGAGACGTATGTCACCCAGTCGCCGGTATTCAGCGACACCAGCTGCGACATGTCGCCCGCCTGAAATTTGATCGAGACCGTCTGCTGCACGTTGAACAAGTGGATGCACGAATTCGGCCTCACAGACGCCGCGAGCGGCATACCGATCACCTTGCCTGCATCCGCCATCCACAGCCCGAATCGCTTTCCGACATGGTCCGGCGTCAGGTCCGCACTGTCGTTGAGATACCCGATATCGAGCGGGGCCGAACGCTCGACCACATCGAAATTCTCGTTCGTCTTGATGTGCGCGACGCGATTGTCGTCGCCATCTCGCCCGCCCGGCGGCGTACCCAATCTGATTTTTTGAAGCACCGACATCTGAGCTCCTACAGAGAAAACGTCTCTTCAAACTGCGCCGTCATCGTGTACGCAGCGCCGTTCTTGATCGGCTCGGAATACTTCTCGCAGACGAACAGCCCGCGGTCGCGAAGCGGTGGCGCCCAGTAAAACGACTCCGCGCCGGCGTGCCGGTCGAGGAAATCGATGATCGCCACGATCTTCGCGGCATCGCCGACGAAACGCAGATTGAACGTCGACTCGCGATTGTTCAGGCCGTCCGCGGCACGCTGCGTATAGCCGTCGCCGAACTGCGCTTTTCGCACGCGAAGCGTCGTATCGCCACCGTGCCCCTGCGTCGTCGACGGCCAATGAAATGTATCTTTCATCTCGCCATTCCTTGTTTGAAATTCCACAACGTGCCACCCTGCCGGAACTCGCGTTGTATGAACTCGCGCATCATCTGTTCAAACAGCTTCTTGAAATCGCCGAGCGCGATCAGGCTTGCGGGACTCGCCGAGCCGCCCTCGATCGTGACCGGCGCGCTGACCGAAATCCCGCCGCCGCGCATCGACGAATCGCCTCCGCCCGCACTCCCGCCAACGAGCCCGCCAGCGGCGAATCGCGCGAAGCCCGACCGGCCAGCCGCATTCAATCGCTCGAGATGTGCACGCACGCCCGGCTGCGACACCACCGCCGAGCGAACCACGAACTCGCCGTTCGATAGCTGAGCTGGGATGCTGTCGCTCGTGGACGTGCCCGGTCCCCACACCGCACCACCCGTCGCGAGGTGAAAGCCGTAGGCGTTCGAACCGACAGCCGCACTCGCTGCACCACCGAGCGCGCCCACGGCATCGGAAGCGCCGCCGAAGCCCAATGCCGAACCGATCGCCCCGAACACCTGCGACATCGCCGCACGCGCCGAAAACCGTGCGAGATCCGCGATCATGCTGTCGACCAGCCCGCGGAAATTGAGCTTGCCCGACGTCGCGAACGACACGAGCGCATCCTCGGCATTGCGGAACGAACTCGTCAGCGCGTCCTCGGCCATCTGCGCAGCGTTCTGCGCCGATTCCTGATAGACCGCCAGCGCCCGCTTCACGCCAACCCGCCAGTCGGCCTGCAAGGCGAGCCGCTGCTCGACATAGCCGCGCTCACGCGCGACCTGTTCGGCCTCGGCCGCGTTGATGCGCTCGATCTCAGCGAGATATTCCGGCGAGCCGAGCGTGCCGTCTTTCCGCGCGCCCTTCGTCAGCTCGTCGCGGCGGCGCCGGAATTCATCGCCCACGCGATTGACAGACTGATTCAGCTCGCGCGCGTTGTCGCCCATCGACATCGCCGCAAGCTCGCGCTGCACGTCGCGCTGACGCTCGGCCGCGTAGTCGCCGAGCTCCGCGTCGATCTGCGCGCTGCGCTCCTTCAGCTTGTTGATCGCGTCGCGATAGCGCACCTCCTTTTCCAGCTGCGCCGCTTGCTCGTACATTCCGCGAATCGCCTGCTGATCACGAAGCAGGCTCTTGTCGTCATCCGACAACTTCTTGCGCTTGCTGCGCAGATCCGTCACCTTTTGATCGAACGCGAGGAGATCCTTTTGCGACTGCGTCAGCTTGTCGGTCGCGACCGCCTCGACGCGCAGTTGCGCGATGCGCTGCCGGATGTTGTCGAGCATGCGCTCGCTTTCCAGCGAGTGAACGCCACTGCCCTTCGCTACGCGGGCTGCGGCAGCGTTGGTCGAGACACGCGACGTCTGCGCAGCCGCAGACGCGAGTGTCTCGTCAAACGCCTGCTGCCCGCGCGCGGCGGCCGCGGCACGCGCCATGTCGGCATTGAAGCCGAACTTCTCGAACTTCTCACTCGACAGGTCGGCTTGGAACTCGGCGAGCGCCGCCGCGACCACCATCTGCTGATTCATCAGCGCGAGCTCGCGCGTCAGATTCTCGATATTGGCTCGCGCGCCAGCCGCGGCTTTCGAATCCTTATCGGCGATCGCTTTTTCGAGCGACTTATAGGCATCGGCACGCCCAGCGACCAGGCCCGCCATGCGGACCTGCGCGTCGTTCGCGCCCTTCGTCCGCGCCTCGTATTCGGCCTTCTGGCGGGCCGTCATGCCGATGACGTCGGATTCCTCCTTCAACTTGTGGACGTACTTCTCCCAAGCCTCTGACGCCATCCCGCCGGCAAAGAAATTGTTCGCGTCCGACAGCAGCCGCACGCCGTCGGCAGCGCCCCGTGCGGCCACGTTCATCGCCGTGAGCACTTGCGCGCCCTTCTGCGACGCGAGGCTCGCCGTGTCGATCGCGCCGGCGGCTCGAACAAGTTCGGCACGTAGTTCGTCGCCGCCGTCTGTTGCGGACACGAAGCGGTCAATCAACTGACCGATCTCGCGCGACTTCTCGTTGACGCCTAGGTCCGCCGCCCTGATGCGATCCAACCCAGCAAGAAATTGATCCAGCTCGGCTTGATAAGCGTCCGGCATGATGGACGGCGCATCGCCGAACGTCGGCACCATGACGCTCTGTGCCGCCCGCATCGCGAGGCCTCGATACGCGGACTGCGCGTCGTCGGCCGCGCGCGACGCCTCCTGCTTCGTGCGCAGCCGCTCGGATTCCTGCAACAGCGGCGTCAGTTGCCGATATTTGTCGATGATCTGATCGAGCGGTGCCTGCATGTCGATCAGGCTCGACGTCGCACTGCTCGCGTTGTCGCGGAACAGCAACCAGTTCGCGGCCGCGCCGAGTGCGACCGTGCCCACAGTCGCCAGAATCCCCGGCAATCCACCGACCGCCGCCAGCAAGCCCGAGCCGACCGAGCGCATCATCGTGCCCGTACGCGCGAATGCCGTCTGCGCCGTCGCCGCGCTTTCGGTCGCCGTCTTCAGCCCCGCCGCGGTCGCGGTCGCCGCGCGTTCCGCTCGCTCGCGCGCCTGCGTGGCAAGCGCGACATCACGCTCGGCTCGCGCGAGGCCGTGATCCGTCTCGGCCAGCGACGCCGTATAACGCGCTTTGTCGATCGTGCCTTGCTTCGCCGCCGCCTCAAGCGCCGTCCGTCGCTGCTGCGCGAGCGCGAGCGAAGCCTCGGCGCGCTCGAGCTCCTGCTGCGCGGCGGCCGTCTCGCGGGCGATGATCGCCGCGTACGGCATGCCCGCGATGCGCGCGCCGATTTCCTGACTGCCGGCAACGTTCGCGCGTGCCGTCGCGACATGCGCTTGCGCCGCCGCCTCGACGGCACGCGCTTCGGCAAGCTTCGCTTCGGTGTACTTGATCGAGCCGGCCGTCAACGCCGACTGCATCGCGAGGCTTTCGCGCATCGCGCGCATGCCCGCGAGTTCGGCCTGCGCTGCCGCCTCCGCCGCCTGCGCGTTTTGCAGCTTCGCCGCAGCAGCAGCTCGATCGCCCTGCGCTTTGGCGAGCGCCGCCTGCGCCGCCTCATGCTGCTTGATCGTCTCCTCGACGAGCGCTCGCCGGGCGCCGACCCACGCTGTCGCCGCCTGTGTCGCCGCGACTGCGGATTGCCCGAAGTACACGGCGATCCGCCCGGCCGCGAGCGATACGCCGAGCTTCACGATACCGTCGAGGTGATCCGCGACGTACGTGATCCCCTCCGCAAGCCTCGCGCTCGCGCCCGTCGCTTGATCCGACTCGCCGATATACTTGACGATCTCCGTCTGCAGGCGCGTCATCGTCTGCCCGACCGTCGTCTGCATTTTCTCGAACAGCGCATCCGTGCCGCCCGCCGCGCGCGTCAGCGCCTCGACGAGATTACCGACGGTCAGCTTTCCCTCTTCGGCCATCGACTTGAGCTGCGCCGAACTCTTGCCCATGCCGCGCGCGATAGCATCCGCGACGCCCGGCAACTCTTCGAGCACGCTCTTCAGCTCCTGCCCACGCAGTTGGCCCGCAGCGAACGCCTGCCCGAGTTGCACGATACCGAGCCGCGCCGTGTCGGCCGACACGCCGGACAGCGCGACCGCCTTGCCGATCGTCTCGACGAGTGGCCCAACCTGCTTAATGGTCAGGCCAAGGTGCGACGTGTTGTTCGCGATCCGCTGATACAACTCGGCCGTCGCGTCGAGCGGCTGCCGTGTGTCGCGCGCGATGCGCAGCACATCGTTCTGCGCGACCGCGAAATCGATCTGATCGCGCGTGACGATCCGGAGCCGGTTGCTCAGGTTCGTCCATTCGTCGGCATACTCGATCAACTGATGCACGCCGAACGCCGCCGCAGCGGCTTGCGCGTATTCGCGGATCGAGCTGCGTGCCGCGTCGAGTGCGCGCACCGTGACCTGCACGCTCGCGGCGTTCGAGGCAAACGCCGCATCCGCTGTGCGCCCGCCGTCGCGCACTGCATTGAAATACGAGCCGGCCGTCGACGAGAGACCGCGCATGCGGCGGTCGCATTCGGTCGTATTCGCCGTAACGCTGACGATCAGCTCGCGGAGGATTGTTGCCATAGTGTTTTCTCGCCTACTTCGCCATGCGCATCAGGGCGGCTTGAAACGGATCGCCGCCCCCTTCCTCCTCCTCATCCGCCACGGGCGCGCCGGACCATCTCGGCATCATGTCCGACACCTTGACCTTCGCGCCCTGCGACTGAAATGCCGCCGCCGCGATCATCGCCGCATGCAGATCCGCACGATCGTCTGCAACCGGCGATTCCGCGTCAAACCCGATCCAGAGACTCAGCTCGGCGGACGACATCTGCTCGCACAGCTCGGCTAACGTCTTGCCAAGCCGCAGCGCGAGCGACATCAGGAAGCGGAGGCCTGGGGTTCGGCGGAAGGCTTTTTTGCGTCTTCGACCGGATCGACATCGAGCTTGCCGAACTCGAGCGCCTTCACGACGATGCGGTTGTGCACGGGGCCGAACGCCTCCGCGACCGCGGTCGCATCGTCGTCCGAGAACAGCCGCCGCCAGCCGTCCGGCGTTTCACCGAAGACGACGCGAACGAACAGCCGCGCATTCGCTTGCGTGTGCGCGTCGTCGCTCGCACGCGTGAACTTCTCGCGAACAGCCTCCTCGTCGTCGTCCTCCGTCACCCCGGCGATGTCCCGAAGCGCTTCGATCCAGAACATGCGATCGCCGACCGTCGGCTCGCGCACTGCGAGCCTTTCGCCACTCCATTCCGGTACGCTCATCAGTTCGTGCCGCCAACCGGTCAGCGGGTTCAGCACCGCCGCGCGCAAATTCGTCACGCCTTGGTTTTCGTTTTCCATGTTCATCTCCTATCTGCGATCGGGGAGTTACGCCGCCGGCGGCGGCACGAGCTTCGGCGCACCGCTCACACGCACGCTGTACGTCGCCGAGATCAGCCCATTGACCGACGCCGCCCACGTGTACTGACGCACCATGCCGACGAACAGAAACTGCGATTTGTCGGCAAACGTGACGCGGAACACATACTTTTCGCCCGTCGCACGCGCGGCACGCAGAATGTTTTGCCCTTCGTCGTTCGACTGGTAATTGCCGTCGACCGAGAATTCGCCCGGATCGGGCAAGCCGAGCTCGGATTCCTTTTCGTCGCTCGCGAACGTCGTCGCGTCGATTTCCTCCGACTGCCCGCCCTGCCACTGGATCTGTTTGCCCGTCGCGCTCAGATCGACGTACACCAGATCTGCCGCGTCGAGGTCCGTTGACGCCATTTTCGACACCTCGACCTTCGTTCCCTGTGCCTTGGTGCGCTTGCTTCTCTCTGCTGCCATATGCCCCTCACAAATGAAAAGGCCCGCACGCGGCGGGCCAAATGAATTGTCGTGTTGCCGGTCAGAACTCGACCGACAGTTCCAAGCTGATGCGGAATAGTCCCGTGTCCTCCGAATAGTCGTCCGGCAACTCATCGACACCTCCGACCGAGAACCGATCCTGAACCGACATCGCACGATCGACTGCCAAGTCGGCAAGCCGATCGGCGTCGGTGAACGTCGACGCGTAGCAGTCGATCTGATAGGAACCGGAACGGCCGCCAGTCAGCCCGGCGAGCGCCATGTCGAGCGCGCCATGTACGCGCGTCACGACGAAATACGGCGCCGGCGCCTTCGCCGGTGCGACGCCTAGATACCCCTTCGCACCACCTATGCCCTGCAAGGCGTCACGGATGACGATCACGCTCACCGCCGCCCTCCGAGCGCTTGATCGATCGCGTGCGCCAACTCGGTGCGAATCGCCCCCTCGGCCTCGCCGATCGACGCGTCAAACGCCGGCCGCATGAACGGCTGGGCCTTCATGTACTGCGTGCCGAACTCATCGAAGCGCCAGTAGAACGCGTTGTTCGGCGAATCAGCCTTGCCCTTCGTCCGGACCCGTACGCCGGCCGTCGCCAAACCCGGCGCATCCTTCTGCCGAAGTGCAGCCGAGACGATATTGCGCCGCAACTTCCCGGTCTTCTTCGGCGCGCGCTTACGCGCCTCGTCACGGATCACCTTCGCACCAGCCAACGTCGCGCGCCTAAGCGCCTTCGCCGACTGCGATTTCGCAAGCTTCTCGAAATCCGCACGCAGGTCGGCGAGCCCGATAATCTGGATGCTAGACATACTTTTCCCCCACCTTCACCGACAGGTCGAGATACCCGCGTTTGCGCGCCGGCAGTACCGCCGTGATGTCGTAAAGCCTGCCGTCGTAACGAATACGCATCTGGTCGCCGATACCGGCCCGATAGCGGATGCGCATGCTCGCGACCGTTGCACCACGAACCGCGCCGGAGATGACATGCTCCTTTCCGTTCAGGAATCGAACATCGGCCCACGGTCGCGCATGCACGACCCACGCTCCCGGAATCGGCTCATCGTTTTCATTCGTCTCACCGCTAGGCCGCTCGATGACGATCCTTTCCTTGAGTTTCCCCGCTTCCATCAGAACCTCGGCGGAACCGTTATAGGATTGAGCAGAACGTCGGAATATCCGCCGGGCATTTCCCCCATGGGCTGCCCGTCCGAGTAGAGTTCTCGATGGTCGTAGGCCCATGCGGCTGCGAGTAGCATCCACGATCGCACCGACGGGTATCGCGCAAGGTCAATGCCTGCCTGGTACTTGATCGTCACGGCGCGCGCATACGACCAACGTGCTTGACCGGCTGGAACAAGAAGCGTCTCTCGGCCCAACTGGACAAGCTCGAAAGCGCCTGCGTCGAGCGTCGTTGTCGCTCCCGATGCATCGCGGATCTCAATGCTGTCGACGCTGATGACCTGCCCGACAGACAATGGAACCTCGGCGGGCGGAAATCCCGACAGGTGCTCCACGTAGCGCGCCTTGCGTATCGCGGCGCCGGACTTGCTCTCGGCCGCTTGCCGCGCGCCCGGGATCACGACACGTTCGACGAAATCCCGTTCATCGTCGTCATCGATGCGACACTGAAAAGCGACCTCCTCGAACGTCAGCGGCTCCGCGTCGTCCAGATATTCGACGAGAACAGCAGCCATACCGCGTTACCCCTTCGCCGCGGCGGGCTTGGCGTTTTCGCCCTTCGCCGACGCCTTCGCGCCCTTCGCATCCGCCTCGTGAGCCGAGGCAATATCGGCGTCGACGAGTTTGTCCGCATGCTCGTCGTCGAACCCTGCGATGTCGCCGGGCGTGTACTTGCCGTAATGCCGCTGGATCTTGACCACTTTCATGTTTCTCTCCGATACGCGGCCCGCTCACAAATTGACGGGCCGCGCGATTGCAGCTTCGCTTACGCGCCCCAGGCCACGCCGGCCAGCACAGCGATCGACTCGACGTGACGCGGGCCGAAGTCGTTCTTTGCGATCACGCGAATCAGCGTCTGGTCGCGCTGGAATGCACTGACCATGTGGCCGTCGGCGTCCTTGTAGGTGGCTTCCTTGCTGTAGTCGATCTCCAGCGTTTCTTCCTCGCCGATGAAAACGTCGCCGAAGTCGGTGAAGTAGATCTCCGACTCCTTGCCGTTTTCGCCGAGATTGATCGGTACTTGCGTCGTTTTTCCCACCGGGTAGCCCTTCAGCATGCCGTTGGCGAGTTCCGGATAGACTTTGTTGCCGTTCCCGTCGCGCAAGCCTTCGAGGAAGCGGAACGTGCGCGGAGCCATGATCCAGCCGGGCTGCGTCAGATTGGCGTCAGCGTTTTCAAGCGCAAGAATGACTTTGCCGAGATCCGTTTCGATCTTTTGCAGCGTCGAAGCGTCGCTTGCGGTGATGACGTTGCTGGGAAGCGCCCAGAAGCGCAGGCCCTTCGGGGTGTTCGCCGTGCCGTCGTCGCGAATGAACGCCTTGTCTTCGCGCGCGCCGATCGCGGCGGTGAGGTCGCCGACCACGATCTGATCGACGTTCGGATTCACGCCGGCGTACTTGATCAGGTCATTTGCGATCGGCACCAGCGCGGCCATCTTCTTCGCCGTCAGCTTCAGATCGTCGAACTGTTGTTGCGTCGTCGGGATATCGGTGTCAGCACCGATGTAGCCGACGATCGCGCCACCCTTCAGGCGCGGGATGGTGATGTTGCCGTTCGAGAGCGGCAGCGTGCGCGCGCCGAGCTTGCGAACGACGGACTTCGGACGCAGCAGTTCGATGACCTCGCTCGACAGGTTCTCGGGCACCAGGACGCCGCCAGCACCCGGCGAAAGGGTGTTAAGCGACATCGCGACTTCTTCGCCGAAGCCGCGCTCGATCGCCAGTTTCGAGGCGAGCTGCGCGTCGCCGCGCGCCGCCGCGAGCGCACGTACCATGCGCGCCATCTTCGCGCCCTTCACTTCCAGGGCCTTCGGTTGTGCATGCACGGGCGCGGCGGCCGGTGCCGCGACGGCGGTCGGATTCGGGTCAACCGGAACAGCCGCCGCAGCCGCCATGCGTTCAGCGGCTTCCGCGCGTTCGATCTGCGCGGTCAGTTCGTTGAATTTCGAACTGAGTTGGTCGAATTCGGCCTGTTGCTCGACCGACAGCGCCGTACCGCCCACCTCGATCTGTGCCAGCGCTTGCACCCGCTGATTGACGGCTGCGCGTTCGCGGCGAAGTTCATTGACGTTCACTACTCTTCTCCCAAAAAAATGCCGCCCGAAGGCGGCAGTGCTTGACTGAGACGCGAACGCGCTCCAGTGCTGAATGACGAAAATCCGATTTCTGACGACTGGCTACATCGTCACCTGCATGTTCATCGCGGCCGCGCGAGCCGAAACGCTACGGCGCGCATTCGCGCCTTGACGATCGGCTCGGGAGGCGCGAACTTCGGCAGCGATGCGATTGATTGCTGCCTGTGGCGTCTCAACGCTATCCGCGAGCCCAGCCTCAACGCCCTTCTGTCCGAAGAAGATTCCCGCCTGCGTGTCCTTTACCGCTTGCGTGCTCAAACCACGGAAGTTCGCGATTGCGTCGACGAATTGCTTGTAGCTGTTTTGCACCATGCTCGTCAGGAACGTCAGCGACTGGTCGCTCAGCGGCTCATGCGGGGTGAGATCGTTCTTGTGGTCCCCGGCAAACACCGACGTCACCTTGATCCCCTGCTGCTCATCCCGCTTCGATACGTCGAGATGGTTGGCGATGACGCCGATCGACCCTACGCCCGAAGTGCGGCTGACGATCACCTTCGACGCTGCGGCTGCGATCAGGTAGCCGCCCGAGAAAGCCGAGAAGTTGACGATTGCGGTGATCGGCTTCACCAACGAGGCAGCGCGGAGGTCGTCCGCCAGTTCGAACGCGCCGGTCGCGCTCCCGCCGTTGCTGTCGATGTCGAGCACAATATGTTCGACGGCCGGATCTGTGACCGCCTGATTCACTGCGGTGCGTAACCCCTCGTAGCTCGTCATCGGCTCGCAGGGGTTCATGTGCGCGGATCGTGATACGAGAATCCCTGACACCGGAATGATGTCCATGCCCGTATCGGCGACCAAGGCACGTCGGCGCTCCGATGCAGCAGCCATCTGCGCGCCGCTGTCGAATTCGCCGTCCTCCATGATCTTCGGCTGCGCACCGTTCACGGTAAGGTTGATGATGTTCAGGTTGAGCGCCTGATTCGCCCATTGCACGGCGAGCGACATCATCGGGTCCGTGACGAGCTGCGGCTGATTGAAAATCAGACTTGCGAGTCTGAGGTGCGGTTTCAAGATAGGATTCTCCCAATTTCGTCGATTGCCGCTTTCGTCGGTTCAGACTTCCCGACGGGAAGTTGCTGCGGCTTCGAGGCATCAACCATGTTCATCGGGCTCAGGTAGATGTCGCCACCCTTGACCGGCGGCATGTTCTCAAGCCGCCGGATGTCGTTGATCGACAGCCAGCCCCACTGGCGCCCGACCGCGTAGGCGGCGTATCGCGACGACTGATCACCGCGCAGCAGCCCGGCGAGGTTGTATTCGATGAAGTACTGCTTGCGCTCCGACGGCAGCAAAAGGTCGCGCGTCTTCGCCTGCTCATGCCGCTTGACCCACGGCAACAGCGTGTAGATGACGAACTGGAGCGACTGGTGCTCGATGTTGCTGAACGTGGCTCGCTCCAACTCGTTCACCATGTGAGCCGGGATCTTGTAGATCCGCGCGATGTCGAGCGCGGAAAGGCGCAGCGCGTCGATCAGCGCTGCATCGACGTTCGTCATCGATAGCGGCCTGAACGTCATGCCCTCCTGCAGGAGCGCAACTTTCTTCGCGTTACCAGATCCGCCGAACTTCGCGTTCCAGCCATCGGTGATGCGATCCACGCTGGCTTGGTCCTTGAGCGCCGGGGCATCCTTCGGCCGCTCGATCACACCCGACAGTGCCGTGCCGTTCATGAACGACTTGCCGGCGTACTGCTGGATCGCCTGCGCATGCCCGATTGCGTTCGCATGAAGCAAGACCGGTGACAGCCCTGTGTAACCGTTGATCGACATCCAGCGAACGTGATGGACGAGGCGTTGCGGCATCGGGTCGGAGCCTCGGACTCGATAAACAGGTTTCAGGTCCGAGCCCCTCATGACTGTCACCGCTTCGTTGTCTAGCGGGTAAAGTCCTTGAATGACGCCATCCGAATCGCGATCGATGAAGCTGTAGCTGTTGCCACGAAGGCCAACGGCTACCTGCGACTGCTCCTGATACTCAAACGGCGTCTGCCACGAGTTCGGCTCGTACTTCAGAATCGAATACAGCGGGTGGTCCGTTGCCGGTTTTCTGTCCTCTCCGGAACGCTCGTACAACTCAATCGGCAGTTGCGCGATGCTCTCCGCAAGCAGCGTCACGCAGTTTTGAAGGACCGTAAGCGCTAGCGCGCTTGCCGGAGTCACTACCTGCCCGGAGTCCGACCGCGAGCTACCGAGCAACGCCGACACCCACCCGCCCGCACTCATCTGCGTTTGGCCTAGGTTGGACAGCAATTGCCTGCTGAAAAACATTGAGCTACTCCTTCGGCTGAACGACTCGCGCAGCGCGAGCCGCCGCGAGATCTGCAACGAACGCCCACAACAGCAGCAGGACACCCGCAACGATGAGCCCGACCGGCAAGCTGATCAGCACGACACCCGTCACCAGCAGAGCAAACCCGAGCAGGCCGGCCACCCAGGCCGCAATACCAATTGAATTCAAACACCCACCCCTTGATCGTAGATCGACTCGGAATCGACGCGATCGGCGAGCATTGCACGCCCCACCGCCATGATGAGCGCAACAGCGCCGTCGATTTTGTTGTCGTTACCCTGCTTGATCGGGCGCACCACGTCGTCATTGCCCGGCAAGTTCTTGCCGATGACGTTGCTAACGCACCATGTCATGATCGGGTTTCCGTCGTGATGGAACCGGCCCGACGTAATCGCCGCTTCAAGCTCCTTCATTGGGTCCGACATGTTCGTGTAGTTCTGCACGATGGTGACTGGCGTCAACCCTTCGTCCGCAAGCTGGTGTGACAGGTTCGTCGCGCCGTGCGGGTCAAGTGGCGTGCATTGCACCGGACACAGCCGGTTCGCCTCCTTTGCCTCATCCAGAATGTCGCGATAGTCGATCTCTGCGCCGTCCGTTTCGAATAGAAAGCCCAGATTGACCCACGCCTGATACCGCTCCGCCATACGCCGGTTCTCGGTGTTGCGAACGGTGTCTTCCGGCACCCAGAATCGCGGCGCGACGCAGAAGTAATGCCGGCGCCCCTCGATGTCGCGCCAGAAAAGGCGGGCCATGCTGTTCAAGTCGAGCTTGCGCGCCATGTCGAGCGCGAGCACGCAGTCTTGCCCCTCGAACTGCTCGAGGGCCAGCGCTTGGTCCTCGCGTGCTTTCCAGTCTTCGAGGTTGAAATAGCCCGCCTTGGCCGACGTCCAGACATTCAAGTGCTTCGTCTTGAACGTGTTCGTGAAGCGCGCAGACTTAATCGCACGCTGCTGCTGGCTTTCCAGATAGTCCTGATAGACCGAGATTCCGATATTCGGATTGGCTTTCGCCAGCACGCGCGGATCGGTCCAATCGTCCCCTTCGTCGATCGTCCAGATCCAGCCGAAAAGCTCGTCGTCTGGCACCGTCCCTTCGAGCATTTCGATCACCTGCCGGCGCTTGTCGAAGCACGGCCCCTCGATGTTCGCGCCCGCAGTCGTGATGATGAACATGAGCGGCTGTCGACGCGCGCCCATGCCAGTCAGCATCGTTTCGTACAGTGCGGCGCTATCGTGCTCGTGATACTCGTCCACGATCGCACACGACGGCGACGCGCCGTCGCCTGGGTTGCCGATGATCGGCTCGAATCGGCTGCCGTCGGCCGGCTTGTTCATATTCGAGGCATTCACCTCTATTCCAGCCGAATCGATCAGCATGGGCGAGCGCTTGACCATCAACTGCGCTGGACGAAAAACCTCCCACGCCTGCTTTTCGGTCGTCGCGCCCGCATATACCTCCGCACCGAACTCGTCGTCGAGGACGAACATGCCGATGCCGACGCCCGCGGCGATCACCGATTTGCCGTTCTTTCTGGGGACCTCCCAGTAGCTTTCTCGAAACCGGCGCTTGCCGGTGCGCTTGTTGAGCCATCCGAAGGTCGCCATCAAGCCGAACTTCTGCCAAGGCTCCAGCGTTACCAGTTGCCCTCTGAATGCCCACTCACCCTTCGTGTGCGGCAGCAATTCAACGAGTGCGAGCTTTCGCTCGGCCGCCTCCGGATCGAACTTCCATCGGAAATCCTTCTTGCGGCTCGCCGCAAGGTCGTCAAGGTGGCGCTTGCACGCAAGTTGCACATACCGGCAAGCAGGGCGCTTGCCACGAACGACGTCTCGCGCGAACTTGAGCCCCTGCTCTACGCGCGGGAAATTCGTCGCCATGTCTTCCAATCATTTGCCGAGCAGCTTCGCGAAAGGGTTGTCGGGTGTTTTCGGCTTTGCGCCGACCAGGCGCTGCCGGCTCGCCGGGTCGAGCCCCAGCATTGCGCCGAAGCTCGCCATTTGCGCCGCCGCTTCCTTCACAACGGTCGCAGCTGGATTCTTCATCGGACTGCCTTGCGAGCTGTCGACGACAGGGCCGTTGCGAGTCAAATCGTCCTGGGCGGTCCTCCAGTTGCCGTAGGCCGCACAGAAGATTTCGACAATGTGCAGATCGGTCACTTGCAAGATTTTTTGCCCACAAAGCAGCGGCACAACGCGCTCCCACATGTCCCGCGCCTCGCCGACAATCCAGTCCGGCGGCTCGATGTTCGTGACCAAGCCGAAATCCGGCTCGTCCTTATTCAGCGCGCGCTTGCCGGGATTTCCCGCCGCGATTTTCCGCGCCGTCGGCTTGGGTTTTCTGCCCCGGCCCGGCACTGTCGCGATACCTCCCACTGGCCAACTCCTGAATTTTTAATTTCGCGGGCGTGAAAATTCGACGAAGCGGGCGGTCCCGGAGGCGACACCTCCTAGACTTTTTCTCCCCCCCTCCCCGCCCGGCGCATACGCCGGACGGGCAACGACGGGCGCAGCCACCATCACGTCACCGCAACCGCTCGCGCGCCGTCTTCGCTGCGTGACAGTCACGGCAGATCGCTTGCAGGTTCTCGTCGTGGTCGGTGCCACCCCGCGCCTTCGAAATAACGTGGTCAACCGCAGTGGCGACAGTCACGCGCCCTGCTTGCAAACAGGGCTGACAGAGGCCGCTGTCGCGGCGCAAGATGCGCTGCCTGATCTTGTCCCACGCGGTTCCGTATCCCCGCGCATGACGATTGCCGCGCACCGCGTCGGACTTCCACTTGACGGCCTCGTGCGCATGTTGATCGCAGTGCGACTTACCATCCGCGACGAGCGCACCGCACCCCCGGTGCTTGCACGGCTTCATCGGGCGTCGTGCCATCTCTACAAATCCGCTAACTTTGTTTGCACACATATTAGCAATGTGCTAACATGTGTGCATGCACTCAATCGAATTCACCAAACAAGCCGCCCAAGCCCTCAAGGCAATGCCGCGCAACATTTCGGCGACGATTCGGGCAAAGATCGATGCACTGGCAGTTGACCCTACGCACCGAATCCGAACGCGAAAAAGTTGGCGGGCCAGCCCGGCTACCGGCTCCGAGTTGGCGATTGGCGTGTGTTGTACGAAATCGAAGATGGCCGCGTCGTGATCGTTGTGCTGGCCGTCAAACCCCGTGGAGGTGCCTACAAATGACCGAAGTCCAATTTATCGAGCAGGACGGCCACCGGGCCTTTGCCCGTGGTCCCCATCGAACTGTGGGACCGCGTGAAGGACCTGATCGAAGACCTCGAAGATGAAGCGCTCTACGCGCAAGCCAAGGCAAGCGACGACGGCCGCCGCATCCCGGCCGCTGTGCTCGATGCTGAACTGGCGGGCGATCACCCTGTTCGAGCTTGGCGCAATCATCTGCGCATGACGCAAGATGCGCTCGCCGCAGCAGCCGGCATCAGCAAACCGTATCTCAGCCAAATCGAAACCCGGCAGCGCGTCGGTACTACCGACGTGCTGTCTAAGATCGCCAGCGCACTTGCCGTGCCCGTCGACGACTTGATCGAGCCGCCGCCCGCACAGTCGTAACGCAATGTCGCTCGTCTCGTCGGTCTACGTAATGCAGTCGCATGAACGCGATGACCGCCACAGCCGCCCGCACCCAGTGCGGACGACGGCGAAACATCAGAACAGCCATATCAGCTCCGGGCGCGGAAACGAAAAAGCCCGCGAGGCTTTCACCTTGCGGGCTTTGGTCGAGCGGCCGGTGCTGATCTCCGGCATGGACTCATGTCGATTTCAGGGGCTCGTGGGTCCGTGACGCCCTCGTAGCGCATCAGCCTGCGCATTTGCTCAACTGGGGCAGTTTAACAAAAGCCCCGAGAGCTTTCGCACTCAGGGCTTCATTTGGGCGCACCTCGCGCCCGACGTCGTCCATATATCGAAAATGAAAAAGCCCCGCACGGCGAACCGGTGGGGCTTCTCGCATGCAACTTGTGCAGCATGGCGAAAATCATATACTTCTGTAACAGTGGTGTCAAGCGGGCATTTCGGACACCAGACAAATCGAAATCGGAATCTCGGTATTTCCACCTCAATATGCGACGAACAACAGAAGCGGCATCACGGACGTCACCTATCGTGCGACAAACGCTGGTTCGCGCGAACCATATCAGGTCACGGCTCAGACTTGAGTGCTCGTCAGAAAGCTTCTCACCTTGTCTTCATGCTCCGCAAATGAATCCGATCCGTGCTGCCTCAAGAGATTCAACTTTTTCAGATCATGCTCGGTTAGGTCTGTAGCCAGCGCGGGTGACGTGAACGCTTGGTTTATCCGCACGGTGGGAATGTCTTTGAACAGAATTTTTCGGAGCCGGTCCATCGACTGCGTGTTAATCTCGAGCGCCTTCTGCGCGAGTTGGACGCCAGGCATCCTTTTGATGACGCGGGCAAGCAGGCGCTTAGATTCCGGATACATGCCAACCCCGATACTGATAAGGCGGATGTCTTGCTGCTTCACGCGCAGGGCAGCAACAGCGTCAGCAATTGCATAGAGTGCCGGGTTGTTCGCGCAATACCCGCCGTCAATCAGTTCAACTAGGTCACCATTCCAAGTTTTTACCGTCTTCCTTTTAAATAAAGGATAGGCGGAGCATGACGCCTGAACTGCGTCAGCAATGCCTACACCATGAAAAGCATGAAACGATGCCTTCCGGCCATGAAGTTGAGCCTCGCTCCCCTTAAAGATCATCGGCTGTTCCATCATCCACTTCGTCGCAACGACTCCGATCCCTGTCTTGAAATCGGACGGCGTATGTGATCCAAATACCTGGTTCGCTAGCGCCTCCAAAGCGTTCGTCTTATGCACTGGAAGACATCGCTTCATGATGGTCGGAACATGCTTCGTGTACAGATCGTGGATTTGGTCGACTGAGTACCCCAGCGCGACGAGTGTTGCGATGATCGCTCCCGTGCTCGTGCCGTACACGTAATCGAAATACTCGTGCAGCGGCCTTCCCAACATGAGTTCGATTTGCTTGAGCACACCAAGTGTATAGAAGCCTTTAGCACCACCGCCATCAAGAGCCAGAATTCGGCACTTTCCATCAGCCCGCTTGCTCACAAACACCCCATCTTCTGAATCGTCGCTCGTCGTTAGTAGCGTCATTTATACAATCACCTTCATGGTCCATCGTACCGGTCTGCCCCCGTCGCTCCTCAGCCCCGCCTAAGAGTTGCGCCGCTGCGTCGAGCACAAGCATTAGCCACCGACATCGCCCTTCAATTAAGGATATTCCTAATAATTCGCATGGTATGGCACTAAATATGGCATAGCTAGACGTACAAGATATAGTGCCATACACACATCACACCACCACATTTTGCGACGAATACTTGACAGGCTCAACTCGACGGCCGTAGTCTTCGGTATTCTTTCCTTCGGCCTGACTGTATCAGCAAAAGTGACCCGTCAGTGAATTGCGCATGGTTCCTGGTACGGCGCCCCATCGCCTCAGCGACGAAGGTGAAGGCTAATCGCAAGACGCGACGACAACGCTCGCCTCGACGGTTTCGGTCAGTCGCTAAATAACCTTTCACCGCTTGAAAACGGCGGTTCAATCGTCGTTAGCAGTCACGGATTGCTGGCGACGCGGGGATGAAACATGCTGAAACTAAATAAGCTGTTCTTTGCGCTCGGCACGAGCGAAACCTTTGTCGACAAAATTCTACCTACCCCTGATGAACGTCATTCGTTGCTGAAGGCGAAAAATTCCATTAGCGCATTCCTCCGCGAAGGGATTCGGAACGCAACCGTCACAGCGCTGGGAATGGATCGCCCTGTCACGCCTCGCTTTCGCACACAGGGGTCCTGGCGCTATGACACATGTGTTCGCCCCGCACATAATCCGCCGCAGGAAATGGACTGGGATCTGGGGGTGTATCTTCCGACGACGGTTTGGGAAGAGAACGGCCCTCCTGAAGCCATGTCCAAGGCCTATTTCACTCTCGTCGAAGGGTTGCTGGAAAAACTGTGCGCTAACAATGGCTGGACACTAGACAAAACGAAAAAGACTTGTAGCCGGGTTCGGATTTCCCCTTCCGCTCATATTGACGTACCGTTGTATGCTGCGGCCGAAGACAAGTTCGTCAAAATCATAGAGAAGCATGCGACTTTAAGTAAAAGCGTCGCATTAGAATCTGCCCGCGCAGATTCGCAAATGGCAATGGACAGCATCGACGAGCAGACGTGGGACGAACTCGAAGGCGTCGTGTTGGCCAACCGTACCGGCGAATGGATTCGTTCAGATCCCAATGACGTCGCAAAATGGTTTGAAAATCACATCCACGAGCATGGCCCACAGTTGCGCCGCGTCTCGCGTTATGTGAAAGCGTGGCGCGACCATCAGTGGCCGGAAGGCGGCCCGTCGTCAGTTGCGATGATGGTTGTCGTTGCCAGGAACTTCGAAAAATTCGATGGCCGTGATGACATTGCGCTCGAACGCGCCGCGATGCATCTGTCCACAGAGCTGCGCTACGACGTGCGAGAGAATGGCATCGACGATGAAGTAGCGAATTTCAATAAGCTGGGCGAAAGCGAGCGGGACGAGGCGTCGAGGCGTGCATCGTTGCTCGGACAAGCTATTCGTGCAGCGCGCGGTCACAACATCGCACAGAAACAAGTTGCGATTGCAACGCTGACGACTTATCTCGGACCGCGTATCCCGGATCGGCCTGACTGGATCGATGCAGATTCTGGCGCCGACGATGTGCGCCGGACACCCGCGAAGCCTGTTCCCCCTCCTCCTGTCGGTGCAACAAGTGCCGGTTGAAGATCTTTCCAGCGATACCTACGGAGACGTTGTCAATGTGATCCGGAGTTACGGCCTTCGTCCAGCACGCGCGAGAGGTAACATGCGTGCGTTCGAAGGCCCGATCAGTGTCAGCGGTACTACCATAAGAATCCGTTTTGAAATCTCTGATTGGGACTTCGAAACCTACCCGCACGCTCGGCTTCTTGACGACTTCCCAGACGGTCACCGCATCTACGCGCATATTGATGCCACTGGCGGACTGTGCTACTTCACTCCGGAATCGATAATACTCGACAGATACAGACCATGGGATGCAGTAAATCAATGCCTTCACGCAATCGAATCCGTGCTAACGAAGGCGTTGGCCCGGGATTCGAACGCTGACGCTGACATCCAGAGCGAGTTTGTAGCCTATTGGGCGTTCGGGCAATTACCCCTTGCCAAGTCCGTCGTCGTCGATGAACTTGCCGCCGGAGCGACTGAAGCATCGTATTTTTCATTTGACGGACCTGATGCAGATCATCGCGCGTTGATCTGCGAAAATTCCGAGCACGCCGGCAAACTCATTACAGCCCTTGGGTACAACCAGTCGATAGAGCTCGCCTACACTTGCTTCCTTTTTGCCTCCGACAAAACACCTACGGCACCTCGTGGCGCGTTCCCGGCCACAATTCGAGAGCTTCTTTCCTGGATCGCAACTTGGGACCGTTCGATGCTCCGAGATATTCGAGCTCGACTGGCAACGAGCAAGGGCTACCTGAAACAGAAGCGCTGCGTCCTCGCCTTCTCGACGCCCATAGGTCGATTTGGCATCGAGTTCGCGCACGACGCTCGTCACCGCCTTGGGTACCAACGAAACCCGGCACACTACTGCAATTTTCTCCATGGCGAGAAAGGTGGTCAAACGGCAATCACTCGACTTAAGCTCGATGACATCGGCGCATCGTACATACATTCGCGAAATCTTGGGTTTGAAAGTCTCGTAGGAAAGCGGATAAGGCTTATCGGGTGTGGCGCAATCGGCGGCTATCTCGCCGCTTCGCTGGTTCGCCTCGGAGCTGGTACAGGCGACGGCGGGCAGTTGTTCCTTTGTGACCCAGGTGTCCTCGAACCGGGAAACCTCGGCCGCCATACCCTCGGCTTCAGTTCCTTGTTTCGCAACAAGGCTGACGCCCTTCGCTCTGAACTCGTCCGTCAGTTCCCATATCTCAATATCATTTCCGATCCCGTTGCACAATCCTACAACGACCAGTTCTTCGCGACCGATCTCGTTATCGATGCGACGGGCAACGAAGCCCACAGCGAAAAACTCAACTTCTTTCATGTGAAACACCGCCTATGTCCTGTTCTTTACGTCAGAATCCGCGGAAATGGCGAGTGCGTCCAAACGCTGCTGTCCGATAGCGAACGTTTTGCGTGTTTTCGCTGCCTGAGACAAGCGGATGGCGGAAACTATCGTGACGAGCGACACCCGGTGTTGAGATCGGTTCCAATAACGCGTTTCAGGGGGTGCGCGTCCTTTACACCTTACGCTGTATCTAGCGCACTCTCCGCCGCAGCTCTGGCAACCGACGTCGTTATCGATTGGCTAAAGGGGCATTCGACGCCCCGCTTCCGGACGCGCCGCATTGAGAATGCGGATGTTCGACAGTTTTCAAATCAGGACCTATCGCCATTGAAGAAATGCCCAGCCTGCCAGAGTTCCTAACCAGTAGCCCCTTTATCGGTGAGGGAAAGATCCTGATTGAGCGAGAGGTTTGGCAAAAGATCATACCTCATCGTCAAAGAGACACCGCGGCTCCTGAAGCAGGAGGAATCCTTCTCGGCTACAGACGTGGCGAACACTTACACGTTATCGACGCGACACTTCCACAAGCCGAAGATCATAGTTCGCGATTTCGGTTCACGCGCGCAAAACAGCCGCATCAGGATATTGCCCTCGCGCGGTGGGAGGAAAGCTCCGGAACTATCGACTATCTTGGAGACTGGCACACTCATCCGGAGGGCAACCCATCTCCGTCTGGGCTAGATGCGAGCGAGTGGCGAAAGATTTATCTGTTGCGAGCCGTCCCCATGCTGTTCATCATTCTCGGGCGGTCGTCTGGCGTTTGGATCGGAGTTGGGTCCGGAGTACGGCTGAAGGGAACAAATTACGAATATCCGGCATAACGCGCGAAGAATGCATCACGTGAGTTTACAATCATCTACGAGCGTGGAGCAGCCCAACCAACCTTGCCGTTTTCGACCTGACAATGGCTGACTCGATCACTTCAGCGGCCCACCGATGAGGATCATTGGCTTGCAGCGTTGGCCACCGACTCATTCGAAAGTTAAAAAGCAGAATACCCGCCTGCCCCTGACAACAGGTCGTGAAATCTGCGCACGCTGAGTGGCGCTTCCGGATCAATAACAATCACAACGAGATGCACCTCTCCATCCCTGGACCGAAACGATTAACCTATTGCACTGCGCCGGATTTGCAATGATGAACGCCTCCTCTGGAAGCACTATCACGCACATTCGGCTGCACCACTGGTTAGCCCGGTTTCCTCGAAATACGGGGTAAGCCGCGCCACTGCCAGCGCCTCCACTTCTTGCATGCGCTGTCCGATTTTCTCGTACGCGCGCTTGTATGTCATATGGCTCGCGCCGAAGCTGCGCTCAAGATCGCGAAAACTGATCGTTGCCCGCGCGTGGTTCGCATACAGCCGAGCGAGCAAACAGTCGAGCGCAAGAATCGACATGCCCGGAAACGACGGCTCCAGCCAACGCGACAGGCTCTGGATCGCTTCGGCGCGCTCGGAGAGGAAGTAGTAGCGCTTCACGCCGTCGTCGTCTCGCGTGTCCCCCATTTGCCCGAAACGCGCCATCACGGCCCATCGCTCGACGTCCATCAGCTTCGTGCGGACCGCGCTCACCACGGCAGCGCACTGTGCCCGCACTTCCGCCATGTCGAGCCCGCTGAAATTCACCGTCGATTCGGCGGCCGAGCCGGTCAGTTGCCCGAGCCATTTCCGCTGCTCCTCGGACAGTTCCGGCTCAAGTTCCATCGCGCGAATGAGCGCGGTTCGGAGCACGTTCTTCGCGCGCGGCTCGCTCGCCAGAATCAGGAACGACACGTGCAGCGCTTGGCGAGTGCTGTCGAAAATGAAATCCATCTGTTGTCTCATGGAAGAACGCGGAACGGGGTGCCCCAGTACACCAGCCAGTTGATAAGGACGGTGCGGATCTCCTCGCTTCGAGGAAACCGCATTTCGATTTGGCCGTCTTCGAGCTCGACGCCCTCGAGCGGGCAACCGGGGAAAGCAATGAACCGATTCCCTGTAAGCGCTTCATTTCTCCGTACCGCCATCTTTGCTACCGGTTCCACGATGTCGCTCATGTTGAAGTAGAGATAAGCGCTCACGACATCCCCCGCACGTCCCATTCGGAGTCGCCGCTCTCGATGAATGCCCCGAGCACGCGCGATTTCTTGTTGTCGATCCAGTACGCCCTCGTCCGAAACACGTCCGGCGCAATCCAGCGGATGTCGCTGGGCGCAATGTGGGTTCGGTAACGCTCCGGGATGAACGCATCGACCTCGACGGTCGTCAGCAATTGGTGCTT